ATAACAGGAGATGAACTTGAAGATATTACTACTGATGAGGATGTTTATGTATGTTGGTATGGTGTACAAGAACCAATAAAAATATATGCAAAAATGCTACCTCATGAGGAGGATAACTAATGGCAAATAAACTTTGGACAATAACAGTAAGTGCAGTTCACGACATAGAAGGCGAAACCAAAGAGCAAGCAAAAAAAACCTTTTGGAAGTTTTTTTATGCAAATGATCCAAGATTCAGTGATTCGGTTAGCTCAATAGTAATTAAAAAAATAGAGAATGAGGAGGATAAGTAATGCAAGACAAAATCTATGAGGTAAATGATAAAGAATTATTTGCAGGTAGTGGCATCATGTGGCACATGACTATTGATCCGAATGAGGATGATACACACTTTCCAAATGATCCCATCGTAAGATTTTATGACACCAGTTCTGAAAACTTTTACAACCCAAAAGAAGGAAAGCATTTAGGACAGTTTGTATCAAGCTATTATCTCAGTACCTTGCTAGAAAGTAAGAGCAATCATGCAAATGCTGGATTGTGTTTGCATGGGGGCGTTGAATCTTGGTTTATTTCAAGTGCAGGAATGGAGATTGTTTATAAACATTTGGCAGATTATACTAAGGATAATTAATTCCCCCGTTGCCTATTCTATATAGGCCTTAGCCCCGCCCTAAAAAGCGGGGCATTTTTTTATTTCAACCTCAATAAAATTCTTAGCCGCATATTTTTTGGACGCTCTGATCTTTTGCACCAGTGTATCGTCCTCAAAACAAATCCCATTTAAGGCATCTAATAGGCTCTTTAAGAGGTTATCTAGGTCAGGCTTAGGCAAGAGTATCCCATTTAAACAATCGTTTCTTTTTGATTGGCTGTAACTTTTCGGTACTTGAAAATGGAAATTGGCATTGACTTGTACAGGCATGGTGAAGCAATCACCTTTTGATACGTGATCTTGGGCGACAGCCTTTATGATCTTCTCATAATCTTTGGTACGTTTCGGAGTATATGAATGACCCGAACGGGTGAAACGTGGGCGACCTTTAGGAATAGGTAACGTCTCTATATAAAGGTGAATCAATGGTGCCTATTAATCCAAGTACTTAAAGATTCTTTGGGTTCAGAAGTTGTACCGTTAATAGCCTGATCAAGTAATGAAGCAACAAGCAAGGCGTTGCTGACACCCCTGGTCTTAGCTAGATCTTGTACCTGATCCTTTAATGCTTTAGGTAACCTGATAAATAGTGGTTCTAAATTTTCTGCATTTTGTTTCTTATTCATATTGCAATGATATCAGATATGATTATACTAAGGGTGTTATAAATAATTTATAAGGAGGATTTTTATGACAGATATAAGAGATATTAACCGAGACTATTGGATGGACGATGACGCAGGCAACGATGATGCGCAAAGTCTGGCAGAGTTTTCCCGGGAACTACTACATCAGGAGCATTGCGAGTTCTCATTGAAAGAAGCAATCAGTTCTCTATTACATTTGGGTTACTCCAAAGGTAGATGTTCAACATTATGTGAAACATTTATTAAGGAGTGGCGATGATAGATACCAGAGCAGAAGCGCATGAGAAAGCAAAAAAGTTTTCACCTAGTATGAGTAGACAGATAATGGCTGAACTTTTAAGTAACTTAAAGACAGGCTCAGAATTAGCTGAAGATTTAGGCGCAGATGTTGTATCAGTTCGAGCGAGATTATCTGACTTAAAAAAGAAAAAACAAATTTATATTGTTGGTCAGCGTAAGAATAAAAAAGGTAACAATGAAGATGTCTATAGGCGTGTAGATACTATGGATGAGGATTGGTATGACAATGTGGTCATTTAATAACATCAGTGAGATCAACAATCGTTGTCAGGTTGTCGATCATCTTGCATTTAATATGGATAAAATTTTTAAGGAGGAATCCATGACAGAAATATTAGGAACAAATAGTACGTGGCATTATATGGAACAGCGCACACCAGAATGGTATCTGATGCGTAAGGGTGTATTTACCGGGAGTAGCATTGGTAATTTTGTAAGACCAAACGGTAAGCCATACACCGAAGCGGCCAAAGAAAATTATTACAACACTGTCCTTGCTGGACTAAGGCAAAGTGAAAGTAGATTTTTAGAACAAGCCTTTGATTCTCAGGAAAGGATCTCTGCACCTATGAAACGTGGCACAGATTTAGAACCTGAAGCCTTACAAAAGTATATGCAAATGACAGATTATAATGTCGAAGCAGTAGGGTTTATTAAACACAATCAATATCCCCTAGGTTGTAGCCCAGATGGTGTCATTGAAAGTGAACACAAAGGTGTTGAGATCAAGGTGCCACTTAACTATAACCATACTAAGGTATGGAAAACTAAGCAGGTACCTGAAAAATACTACGGTCAACTGCAAATGTGTATGTGGCTAACAGGTTACAAGCAATGGGATTTTTTTAGCTATTGCGAGCCTGAAGATAATCAACCCTCAGTAATTATTACTGTTGCCTATGATGAAGCCTGGGTTAAAGGAATGTTAAATACAGTAATACCTATCTGCCATGAATTAGCTATAGACTCAGCAGATATGGACGATCAATTAGTTTAGGAGGAAACATGACTGAAGATAAAACAAGAGCGTTTAGAAAAGAACCATTGGAAAAACAAGAAGCTGACCAAGGAGAATACATTGATCCTAAATTGGCACAAGCATTGTTAGAAGCACAAAAGCAAATAACTCATGCTGTAAAAAATGCAAAGAATCCACACTTTAAAAGTGCATATGCTTCAATAGAATCTGTTATTGAAGCAGTCAAGGAACCCTTAAATGATAATGGTATTACTTTTTTGCAAGTTCCTTACCACGTTCCAGGGTACCAATGTGTTGAGACTGTGTTCATACTTGCAGAGAATGGTGCGGTATTTAGAGCAGGTAAAACTTCTGTTGCTTGTAAGGATCAAACTCCTCAATCTTATGGTAGTTCATTAACGTATGCCAGAAGATACTCCTTAGGTACATCATGCGTACTTAAGACTGAAGATGATGATGATGCAAACAAAGCACAATCTTCTAATAATACAACTAGGCCACCTGTTGATAGGGGGCGCATATAAATGCCGCAATGTTTTTATTGCAAGCATGAATTAATATGGGGCGGGGATCACGATGATCAAGATATGGACGGTCAAGACTATATCGTATCTAATCTTTCCTGCCCCGAGTGTAATAGTTTTGTTTTGTTCTATCTGCCGATTGAAGCAGACAATAGCAAGGAGGATTAATGGATAGTTATTACAGAAGGACCGGTGAGAAACATATAGATAAGGTTTATAAATTCATTAAAGAATACCAAGAGAAATATGTGATCACTCCAACCCAAGAAACTATTGGTAACAAGTTTGGTTTAAGTCAAAGCAATGTCACTATTGTTTTGCGCAGTCTGGAAAGGCAGCAGAAAATCAAAAGAGGTGGAGGTAATTATGCCATCAAGATATGTTAAGGAAGATCATATTACCAAAGCTGTTGTAGTGATTAGTGATTATCAAAAAGAAAACTTAATCACACCTACCAGGGATATCTTGGCCCAGGAATTAGATCTATCTCCATCTCACATTACACAACTCTTAAAGACTTTAGAGGAGAGAGGATTTATAGTTCGAGGTGGTGGCAATTATGTCATACGATAAGGACTTGATTTTATAAGGTATTTTAGTAATATGATATCTGAGGTAACAACAAGAGGTGGACATGACCACTATTGTTTGGCACCAGGAAGGAGTACTAGCCACTGATCGCATGGCGGTCAGCGATGGCATGGCTTACAAGTGTCAAAAGTTATTTACCTTAGATCATTACGCTATTGCAGTATCAGGAACCTTAAGTTGTGGACCAGCGTTTGTGCGTTGGTTCACACATCTTACCGGGGATTGTCCCCTGGATGATGATACGATAGTCTATGTAATGGATCTCAACACTGGGCAATGTGATGAGTTTGATTCAAATGGAGTTGGAATATCCCTGAACCCACCATTTGCCAGCTCTGGAACGGGCTCTGGCATTGCCCTCGGTGTCCTGGAAATGGGTGGAACCCCACATCAAGCCATAGAAATAGCCAGTAAGTATGATATTAATACTGGATTGGGGGTTGATCTGGTTAAGATATGAATAAGCATTATGAATTATTATTCATTATCTTATTAGTAGGTTGTGCTAATACCTACATTCCTACATCTAATAATAATAACAATCAAGCTGAAGTTATTGTCTGCAAAGATTATGGCAAGGCTATGGATTGTATTGTGTCTGATAAACGATCTACTGCATACGAATTACAAAGAGTATTGGATAGGTATTAGATGAAAATATTACATTTAGATATAGAAACTGCACCGCATAAAGTATATTCCTGGGGATTATGGGGCCAGGATATTAGTATTAAAAACATTATTGAACCTGGTTACACGATGTGTTGGGCAGCCAAGTGGCATGGTAAGAAACAAATCATGTTTGATTCCATGTATGAAAGCAGCCATAAAAAAATGATTAAAACGATTTATGATCTGATCAATGAGAGTGACGT